GTGGTATCAACGCAGAGTACAACAAGGTACTGAAGAGATATTTTTTTTTTTTTTTTTTTTTTTTAAACTACTTACAATATATACATCACCTGTAGTGAGTTTTCTTAACTACAGATGCTTAAAGGAATCTTAAACGCCAGTTGCATTGGCCAAACTAGTATAAAGACTAGCGTAGCCAGCTACGCTGGGTCCAAGGATCCCATTGGGGGGGGGGCGCAGGAAGTGGAACGAAAAATCGTCGCCTGCTGCATTGCACCACATTGCTTGTACGGTGGAAGTCATCCGCACGAAGTTGGCAGCAGGCGCTGCGGTTGTCGTGCTAAGATAGTATCCATCGGCGTAATATGGTGTCTCAAGGGTTGGGTGGGGGGCGGTGGTACTCGATAGACAGAGACCTTGTGTGTACTCCATGGTGAGGGAAGGTGTCTGCCTCCCCGCCATAAGTCCACAAAGTGGGGTGGTTGTGTTACGTATCAACTGCACTCTCATGCTGCCACGCCAATACGCAAATATCAACCCTAGCAACTCCACACCATTGACATTAGAACCCATACCAAGGTCATTACCGGGTGTTCCCACATTACCAATATACTGGAAGGGGTGGTGCCAGCCGGTAGTTGTGACTGTGTTCTTAGGTGTCATGCGATGAACAAGGTCGCGGAGGTTGGTCACGTGCTCGGGATACATAATGTTGTCGGGTTCATAGCCCACCATCGAATCATGGAAAGGTTGAAAGACTTTGGCAAAGTCTTCACGAGGGTTCGACGTCATGGTGAACTGAACATCCCGTTGATAGGTAAACTTCATGTCGGAAGCTCCTGCCTTATAAATAGACAGGTAGATGGGGGCCGAAGTACCTGGAACGGGCTGGGAGAAAGAGATGACGGAAACATAAACGTTCCAAAAGTCAGCTCCATCCTGAAACTGCAACGGGTTCAGTCCAAGGTAGGGTATAGTGAACTCGAATTCCGTGTCCCCTTGCACATCGATAATTTGATGGTAAGATGATTGCCAGTCTGCTGCCGTACTGCGAGCGAGGAAGAAAGCCAAACGCACAGAATGCATAAGTGATGCAGTGATGTACCCTTTAATCTTGATGGACCCGGAAGTGAACAAGAACAAACGCGTTATAAAATCAACATACGTATAGGGGTTGATTATGGCGGTAGGGTTGGTGCTCGCAACTAGCGTGGTGGGTGTGGCTGCGAGCAAAGCAAATTGACTGGTCATCATGGGTGTACCAGTGATATACTTTATGTCCATCTCATCAAAATCAATTCCAGCTATCATGGGGGTGGTAGAAATACCAGCCTCGGGTGATATGGCCGCTTTCACTCCCATGTCAATACCTTTGCCGTAACCAAAATTAGGTACTGGCATAGTGTCAACACGTGAAGGAGCAGAAACAGAGGAAGGTTTGTCCAAACCAGCTATAGCGGCTATGGTGGCACCCGTTTTCACTGCAGAGACAAGTGAGCTGAAGAGGGAAGCATAAGGGGCAATAAAACTAGGGGTTTTAATAGTACCAGCGGGTTTAACTTTCTCAGCATACTGGGACGAGAGCACACCTTTAATAGATTTAGTGACAGCCTCATGTCTGGACGAAGTTGTTTGGAAATCGAGACACACCCTTGACGTTGGCACAACTGTGGCACAAGGCACAGCAACATGGGCCTCAAGAAATTGGGCAGTGACCAACACTGTAGCCGTGTCTACAACACCATTGATGTTTATTAGTGGTGTCATTACAAGCAATGTGTAGTTACCCATGGCATCAGCCGCAGCAGCAGCAACGTCTATCATACGCGAAGGAGATATAAAAGGTATGTCAAAAAAGACAGTGTCTCCAGAAGAAGCCGAAGCTATAACATGTGGGTACCCAGAAGCGGTATAAATATTAGACGCTAAGGATGCAAAGGCATTAGTACTATCAGTGGGTCTGTAATACAACATCACACGCCCGTACAAGAAACGGGAAGCCTGGATACGAATGCCAACACGAATACCAGCACGAAACATGGTAAAATCTTGGACCTTACTCTTGATAAATGGTATCTGGAACAAAGCGTCAGGAAATTTCCACGTACCAAGTGTAGTGCCTGCAGCCTGCGCAGTCGTCCATGAGAGCGTACTGAGTAAGTACTGTCTGTCAAGGGCCTTATTTAGGTCAAAAACTTCCATATTAAACGTGTTGTTCCCAGGGCCAAACAATGTTGGGTTAAGAGCCGTACGTTTAACAGCGGTAGCATCACTAAAGGTGCCAAGTTGTTCGGTTTGCGTGGGCTCCACGCCGTTTGCAGCACGATCGTTAAATTGATCGTTAGTTGTTGTGTCAACACTAGAATTAGTGCCGGCAATAGTTGTGTCAGTAAAAATACTTTCAATGGTTTTAAAGCCGCCAGGCTGTGTGAGCAAGATTTTGCTAGTGAGGGTAAATTGCTCGGGTCTACCATCACCACCGTACATTTCATTAACGTAGTACGAATACGGGTACTTCTTTTTAGAAATAATATCGAAGTACTGTGGTTTATGCACCTTGACATAGTCAACAAGTGCAGTACTCCACTGTTCAAAAACTGCACGGGGGAAGTGTGACAACTCCCTAAAGAACGAATCAGCTTGCGAAGCGTAGACAATGCTCTTATCTACATCACCACTGATCCAACGCGGTATGTTCTTAACAACACGTATGTCCAGCGGGCAACGCAAGTGGCCACCCACCATAGAAAAACTGCGGCCAAGATAGGTCACATCATCAATAGTGTCATCAAAATCATGTTCTTCCTTTGAACAATGTGTATAGGTCATACCAAACCTCTTTTTCAAGTGGGGCGCAAGCGTTGTGCACCTTACACCAGAGGCTTTAGTGCCTATCAGGTTGTCGTCGCCATACACAACCATATCAAAATCCACAGGCGACATACCAAGGTCGCGCGTAAGAACAATATATACCATGATTATACCACCAAAGGAGTTGTAAATGGAGGTTATGGGGTTACCCGAGGGGTTCCCATCGCAAACCTGGTAAATCTTTTCATAACAAATATGTGTGGCATTCGTAATGTGCTCAAACAATAGTTCACGAGCCCTAGCATTTTCAGGACCATCATCGTACCAACTGTTTATGAATCGAACAACGGCCCTACCAACAAAAGCAGGCAAACGACCATCATAATTTTCGTAGTCTCCCGATATCACAGACCCGCCTTTGCTCACAATACGCTTATAGATAACTAGCCAGTCTAGCGATGCGGTGTTAAGGCCAACGCTAACCTGGTGTTCGGCTGCGCGTGATTGGACATATAAAACAAAGTCCAAGAAATACATCCTCACAAGAATTAAGTAATGGAGCGGACAAGCCGAAACCATTCTCGTTTTCTTTTCAGCCACTTTCTCAGGGAGGCGTAGTTCATCTTTCAAAAACACAGCCCACAAAACTTCAATTTGTTCACCAGCTTTCAATTTCTGATGACAGCGCGTTACCTCATCCAAAAAGGTGGGGCTGTAGTGGAGCTTGTCATCCCTGTCCCTAATAATATGGGGTGCTTTACCTTTAGTACGTGTGAGTGAATAAGGGTAACCAGGTGACGTGCCAGCATTAACAGAAAGGGCACCAGCAACCTCATGGCCATTGAGTGCCTCCTCATAGTTGAGCACCCTCCTTTGGTCTATTTTCGGATAGTGGTGATCAAGATATTCGTAAACATCTGTCGGGATCTCGGTTTCTGGTGTAAAAACTTGGTGCTGTTTCTTCATGGCCTTGTAGATAGGCGAAGGGCCATCAGGGTCCCGCAATGGTGCAGGGATCTTGTGTGCTGGATCGGGAATATAATCAAACATGTCCGAACGGTGAATTTGACTGACCGTAGGAAAAACATGCGAACGCGATGAAGGCACAACTCCCTGAACCTCATGTGGAAAGGGTTCAGATTGGCGTGGGTCAAGGGACCCAATAAGGGCATCAATCAACTCACGCCAAATGACAACGGACACACCAATTGCCTTGCCAGAGCGTGTCATCTTACCAACATGCATACCAATCGCCTGGACAGAACCATCCACGGCTATTGTTGTCATGATGGAGCCAGACTCACCCTGTTGGGTCTCACCAAAGTACACCAATGGCGACTCAAGCAAAAACACATGCGATATTGAAGAATATTCTATTCCAGTGTTATAGTCCATCTTAAACATCGTCCGCTTGGTGAACTGGGCATTTTCATCAACCACAAATAATTCAACTGCGGTGTTAGGCACCAGTTCAGAATACTTATCAGATGGTAAGAAAAACTTATATGACGCAGGAGGCAAATCACCACGAACAGGCACTTGGAAGACGACTATGTCCTCATCAGCATACTGGGCATAATTGGTGGGCCGTGCAAATTGTACGGTGCCACGATCCCATTTCATGTGCACCATAGAACGTGACAAGTCAACAAATCTTAGAAAGAAATGAGCGGGAACGCATATAAAACCATCACGAAGGTGAAACCCAACTGCAGCCTCACACACGACTTTGGTGTCATTTTCGTAGCCCATCATACACATATAGATGAGTGACTTGCTTAGTGAAGCATCGAGACACCGCTCGTATGATTCAACACGCGAGTGTGTGTCAAACTGCATTTTCTCAAGGCGGAGTTTAGCAATCTTACGCTGTCCCTGCCCTTTTTGTCTCAAGTCCTTAGACTCCGGAGAAACAGTATCTTGAAAGAAGTGTTTGTAGAGCGGTCCAAAAGAAGCAAGTGCAACAAGGACGAAAAAACACACGATAAAGAAAGTGAGGTTTTCTGGCTTTGAAAAGAACGGTGTAGTTTTAACCAAATCCACCATGTACGTAATAATTCGCACAGGGTTGAGTGGCTTAAGATCACCAGAAGTTGTCAAAAAATCAGTGTTGGTTTGGGCTATAATGCTCTCCATCTCACTTGCGGTCACAATTTGCGATTGAAAGGCTTCGGACTGCATACGCTTAAGCCTATGTAACAACATAGCAAGCTGGGGTGGTGTGAGAGCCTTATCAACGACATTAGGTATCATGTCACATTTTGAGATAACAAAAGTAGCATCCTGTAAATTAGCCCCAAGTTTTTCAGTACGATGGGCAATGACATGAAAGCGTCGTTTTATGGCTTCAGCATCTGTCAAACCCGCCTGAAAGGTACTTTGTTTGTAACCATCATTCGCTATGTTTGTGGTACACATGACATAAGAGGAGTTGAAGTAAACGTGACCCTTGCTGCCAAAGGCCATGTTAAGAGCGAAAGGAACAGTGTTAACCATTCCAATAACGTCCGCAGCTTGTTTAAGCCGTATTGCTATATCCTCTTCTTTAAACATGTCATCTATAACCACATACTTTTGGTTGGCATAACCCTCCCAATACTCACTCTGCGTGTTGTAAGTGTAAGTTTCATCAGCAGTGTGCACTTTACCATCCATAACCGTCAACATGTTTTGCAAGAAGCTCATGCAAGCGCTCTTGCCAACCTGTGGGGGTCCTGTAAAAAGGATGCATAATGGTTCGGGTCGTAGACCTCCGCCACCTAGTTTGGCACTACATGAAACAGCAAGGCCATCAAGCACTCGCGCACTCTCACGAAAAGAAGTGACAAATGCACTCGGAGCATGTATGATCAAAGGGTCAGCCAAAATCGCATTTGCGAGACGGGACTTAACGATACACTCATTCATAGCCACATTGTCGCTAAGCAAATCCTGCCTAACTTTCATAGTGTTGGTGTAATCAACTATGTCCAAGCATTTTGCAATAAAATCCTGATGAACAAGATCAAACGGGTCGAATGAAAACATCACTCTACCAACTACAGAAATAATGGCATAGAGAGCATCCAGCTTATTCT